TGACATATACTGAGGAGGTATCTTTAGGACTGGAATACCAGCTAAATCCTTGGAGAATCCAATAGCCTCTAGTTCCTCAATAGCTGTAAGGAACTTCCATGAGCTATAGGCATCACGCAATGGGCTTACACCAAATGGATTACCCTTATGTTTACCTGTACGAAAGAGAAGGAATTTACTACGTGGTAGTACTACAACTTTCTCAGTACGTCCTGAGTAGCGATTATACTGATCATTAATTGCGGAAAGATTCTGCTTTACTCCTAGTACATCCGAACCGTCCTCTGAGAATATGAACTTCTCAATAGTTTCTTGATTACGGATAGCGAGTTTTTTCCAGCCGATTACGCCATCATTGAATCTTGAACCATTTGATTTAAGCCTACGGCGATATACTTTCTCATGAACTGAGAAACCATACACCATCATACTTAAGGCATCATTGATAAACTCTCGCCATGTCTGACCATCTAGGTCTTTCATCATCTGGTTAATCATTACACTCTGCTTAAGCTCTTGCTCAGTAGCATTCTCAGGTGCAGTATAACTCCACTCTACCTTACCTACAATGTTCTCATATAGGGTTAGTGCTGAGTTAACAGAAGGGCTATAAGTCATCTGCTTATATACCTTGATGTTATTAGGCCAGTTAAGTTCTCGCTTAAGTTCATCCTGTGATACCCCGGCGAAGATATTTAAACCTAGATAACCAGTTTCACCTAATTTAAATCTTTCCGGTGTTTCATAATCAGCAGCAGCCTTTTTAATAGACCCTGTTTGTTTTTGTTTAGTTGCCATAATGTTAAGGCTTTCCTTTATTTAATTAGTGTACTATTGGAACGAGAACTCACCTTTAGTAATCATCTGAGCATCACCTACGGGAAGTACTGGGGAAGTAAAACCAAAGGAAGCTGTCTGAGTAAAATGAGGTAGTGAAAAGGAAGGTAGCTCAAATTCTTTATTTATTAAGTAAAAAGCATCAGAGCAACCATCAGCTTGATCGTCCTTGAATTTATTAGTTCCATCAAATGTCTCAAGTTCATCATGGAAGTTATTATTCCAGTCACCTATTACAACATCTACGAAACCACCTTCAGCGACTGCTGCAAATGGAGCAAACCGTTGTATCTTTCCCTTGGTAGGTCGAACTAATCTACAGATGAAGCCAAGCTCAGATAATCTCCTCTGAAGACCTCGTACATATGCTCCACCTCCTGCTGGGTCATTTGGTAATGTAACAATTACACGATGACCATCTAGTACTGCTGTAGATATAATGGTTTCTTCCACTACGTGAGCACGATCTCTTAATCTTATAATGTCTTCTACTGTATATTTACCATCAGTGGATTTGGACATTAATACACCTGCAGTGTAGTCAGGATTTTTTGAACCGGACTCGTTTACTTGTGTAAAAGCCAAGTCCCATGAGCGTACCCTTGACTTTACATTAAGAGGAGGGATAAGAACCGAGTTTACCCAGTGCCTTTTCCAGTATCCACTTGCTGACTCTCTTGCGTACCATGAACCCCATAATAATCTCTCCTTCTCTACCATAGGTAAGGCTTTTAACTTTGAGATATAAGTGGGGTCAGCTTTCATTAGAGGAGGGTTGTCATAGATTGTACCGGGTACAAACATGAAGCTCAAGATACCGGATTCATTACCTGTACCGTGAAGTACTTCCAACTCCTCCCGTGTATCTGCCCAATCAATACTTCCACCTGATACTTGAACAAAGTACCGCATAGGGTACTTATCTTTTCTAATGGGAATACCTCGCTCGTCAAGAGCAAATTCTACCCAGTTTTTCATGAAGCTATGAAAGTCAGGATTGCCTGTCGCTACAATTTGTTTTTTATAGTCAACACTTGTTGAGCGTAATCTACTAAATAAGTAAATTACATTTTCTTGACTAAGCTGCTGAATCTCGTCAAACCCAATAAAGGTTAATTCAGCGCCTTGAAAATTGTACTTATCTGAGGGATTATCCAAGTATGCGAACTTTAGGGTTGCACCTGAACTGAATACAAGTTCTAAGTCTCTGGACTTGATTTTTAACTTAGGGTCTACTTGTTTATAAAGATTTACAGCGGAGTCAAATAACCCACCGGGGTTTGAAATCTGCTTTGTTGTCTTTCTGAAGATAACTCCGCGAGTTCTTGGATGATGGCAAAACTTTAAAAATGAACCAAGGAGGCAGTGACTTTTCCCAGCGCCAGCAGCACCACCATAGAATGTAACGTCTGCATCACTTAACAGAAATTGTTGCTGCGCTGAACTTGCTGGACTAAATACTAGATTGTTCATATTTTAAGTTTAACCCCTTAATTATTCCTCCAAAAAGGATTCTTTGTTACTACTGATCATATGCAATGAGAATGTAGGTTTATTCTCTTCCTGCATTGCTTCAGCTTCATCTCCATCATATCTATAGTCATAGACATCCTTCAGAAGGTCTTTATAGGTACTGATAATCAAGGCTGCACTCTTCAGCTTATTCTGATCACCGGATTCTTTATTATCTAGGATATTAACTGCAGCCTGAATAGCCTTAGTTTGTAATGGACGGAACTTGCGAATAAGCTCAAGAAGTGCTTTCTCTCGAAGACTTCTATTAGTTGGTTTGTCCAAATCCTTAACTCGGGGCCGTCCCAATGGATTACCTGATTGACCTTTTGCGAATGTCATATTTATTCCTTATAAATTCTTATTAGTTCTGGTTACGATTCCAGAATAACCTTTTCGTAGTTATCGCAAGAAAATACGTGCTCATTTGTCAGTACTTATGGCAAGCACTGCTAGGTTATCCAAACCTATGTTACTACGCATCGCACAACGTAGGACGCCTAAAGCCGAGGCGACAACGCTCCTAAGGGGACTTTTTAAACTCACAATTACGGTGAGTTTTATTCTTTCCTGCAATACAGGAGTAGACTGAAGATGGATTAAATCCTGCATCAATTAATTCCTGTTTTCCAGAGAATAGTGTAACGTCTTTTGTTAAAATATTAGTGCATACGATCACATATTTTCTTATACCTGTTCGACTTTTATTACCTAATGCGTTTTTCTTACCATAGCATATAGGTGGTAATCCGCCACCTTTTGCAATATTCCAACCTATTTTACTCTTTGGTCTAAGCATTTCCTCTATTAGACAAGCTAGTTCATTATCTATGTTTTCAACTAAGATAATTTTCTTTAAATTATTCCAACCATACTTTTCAATTGCTCTACTTAAAATAGATGTTGATCTTGTATTTTCATGATCTTTAAATCTTCTACTCGTATTAGAGCTAATTCCAATATAACCTTGAGTTGAATAGTCTAAAGAGGAACTTTTTGAAATCCAGTAAACAGAGTAAGTATTAGACATTTTATTCCCTAGTGTTAGTGTACGTTTTAACTTATAGCGTAGGGCGCATCACCATTGATGCTTCATCTTTTATTTTCTTTCATTCTCTATTCGTGAATACAGAATACTAATTATGGCGGCGCGGGTAGGACTCGAACCTACAAAAAAGGGATTTGGAATCCCCTGCTCTGCCAATTGGAGCTACTGAGCCTTATTAAAAACCGTGCGAATCATCGCTATCACTATCATCGAATACTGGAAGGACTCTCCCCGAGCCTTTTAGTATGTTCATTTCAAATTCTATTTCGGAGTCATATGTGAAATCATTGTCCACGGAGGACGAGCATGAGTTGCAGATATTACTCTTGATCTTATTATCAAATTTAAAATAACCTTCGCAGATAAAACATTTCATATTTGTACTCTTATTCTTTTAGTTATGGTAGTTAATGATTAAGCTTTTTGTTAGTGCTGATTACGGTTTCAGCTTTGCCGCAGGCTCTACTTGAAAGGAAGAAAGAGTAGAACGAGCACAAACGGTTGCACTACTAGGGAGGTTAAATGATTAATTCCATGAGCAGTCAATAAGCGCTTAGTACTTATTTTTACTCATTGGAGTACTTAAACTATATGTAGTAATTCATTATACGGGTTCGATATTGGGAAGTCAAGTCAAAATATAATGCAGGATTCTTGCAATTTAGCGCAACTCAAGCGCTTATAAGGTACTTACTTACTAGTTTTGTACTCTTGATTATTACTATCCTCTTAAACTTCTTGGCGGCTACTATGTCATGGAACGATTTGAGCATCAAGCAACCTTGAAATTTGAATCTTACTTTATAGCTATAGACTTCCTTTGCATCCGGTATGATCTTCAATGCCCATTCAAGGTTATCTAAGGCATCTTTAAGCTGCTTAAATTCGATCTTGGTAGTAACCCCTAGGTTATACGCTGTGAAGTCCTCTTGGTTGAGATTCTTGAAGTAGATTGTGCAATCATCCGGTAACTTCTTTGAGTTAAGCAATTCCCATGCAAGAATACAGGCTTTCCTGTTAGTCATCTTCCCTGTTTCACTGGCAAACACTGAAAGCATGCCACTAGCACTAGGTTCTAGCTTTCTAATGACTGAGGAGTCACTTGGTTTAATCCTGAAAAACGAACCATCGTGACCATCATAAGCTATGCTTGGGTAAGCACTAGAGAATACAAGTTGCCTCTCTTTTGAAGTGCTATCCTTGGTTAAATTATTTTCCATATCTATTGACCCTTCGTTAAATTTATGCTATAAGCCGATTACATCAGATATTTTAGCACGATCATGCCAAAAAGCAATACATGCTAAGTTCAGGTTCATGCGTAATAAAGCCTGTGCTATACTTTGTTCAGCACCAACTGAAAGGCTTAAATTGAAACTCACTCTTAACACAGAAAGTGCAGCTATGCTTATCGAGGCTAAAGAGATTTCTAATCTTAACTTTAATAGCCTTCTTAAGGAAGCAATGCAGCTTCTTTTACTTAAATACAAACACGAGGATCAAAATGATCGAAATCAATCCAAACAGCACAGCCAAGCCAGCCAAGACGACTAAGGCACAGGAGCTTAAGTACACTAGACTACCTCTTGAGATGCTGAAACTTAAGTGGGTATCAAACGCTGATGTAATTATTTACTCATTCATGCTAAACAGGTTTACATTCTTTAACGGGATTCATATGGAGTACTTCGAGAACATAAAGCAGATAGCTGAAGGGGTAGAGCAAGGCGAAGCTACCGTTAAACGGACTATCAAGAAGCTGACTGAGCATGGCTACATAGAAGTCAATAAGAAGAAGATCAGTGTAGGCTGCAGTAACAGCTACAAGGTATTCGATAAGCACTTGATTCTCTCTGCTGGGACAAGCCCGCAAAGCATCTCAAAAGGTCTTAAAAAGAAGGAGGAAAGGGATGATCTTCCTTGGTAATAAACTCCTGCATGGATCATTTTGATACGGGGGTAGGGATCATTTTGATACTCCTACGGGGATCATTTTGATCCCATATAATAAAAGAATAAAAATAAAAGAATAAAAGAAAGAAAGAACTGAAGTTACAACTTAAGTAAGCTTACTTAGGATGCAACTTAAGTAGTTCTTGATTTATCGTCTAATCGTGCTACAATAAGTTATGCTAGATAGTCACTAGCCATTAACCAGTAGCTAACAACTCAACTTAACAAAAGGGGCACTAATGCAAAACACACAAGAAACACAAGAAATCAAACGAATCGAATCATACTCATTGCTTGAGTTTGCTGAGAAGCTTCAGGAAGCCTTCCTTGAGGGTTATCGACTTGATGTAGGTAGCAACGAGAATGCTCCTATCAGTTTCGGAAGCTTTCAAACCTGTGGTATGGTTCGTAAAGGGACTGCTGCTGTAGATACGGTAGTTGTAGCTGTAGAAGCTCCAAGTGTAGTTGCAGAAGCTACTGAAGAAG